TCAATACGGGCTTCAACAAGCACAAACCGGAGCAGAAGCTCAGAAGTCTGTTGCGCAAACGCAAGCAGGTGCTCAACTAGGAACCGCTCAGATCTCGGGTCAATACGGACTTCAGCAAGCACAAACCGGAGCAGAAGCTCAGAAGTCTGTTGCGCAAACGCAAGCAGGCGCTCAAGTTGAAAGTACCCGAATGGCGGGTCAATACGGACTTCAGCAAGCACAGACAGGAGCAGAAGCACAAAAGTCCGTTGCACAAACTTCTGCTGGAGCCCAAACGCAAGTTGCGCAGACTCAAGCAGGTGCCCAAGTGGAAAGCACCCGTATGGCAGGTCAATATGGGCTGGCCCAAGCCCAAACCGGAGCGGAAGCACAAAAAACAGTGGCGCAAACCGAAGCAGGTGCGCAAACACAGGTTGCTAGCACTCAAGCAGGTGCCCAAAAAGATGTTGCAAGTATCCAAGGTGGGTATGGCCTGCAACAAACCCAAACACAGTCCGAAGCACAGAAGGCTATTGCGGAAACAACAGGAAAATATGGTGTTGAACAGACCCGCATGGCTGGGCAGTATGGTGTAGCCCAGACGGCAGAGGCCGGGACACAGCAGCGCCTCACGCAACAGCAGCAACTAGACTATGATAAATACAAATCGCAACGTGATTATCAGTGGTCCCAGCGAGCCTACAAAGCGTAACTACCTGGTTAGACCGTCTCAGTGATAAGGACCGGGAATCATTTTTTGCTTTTTGTAAACAAATAAGCTCCCCAATACAAATGTACCTGTACGCCCGCTTCCTTGGGTTTGCAGGTACGATTGTGGAGTGCCACGACTGGGCAAAAGAAAATTACAAAAAACGCAATTTTGCCGCCATCATGGAGGAAGAAATTGACTCCATGCAACAGGACATTGCAAAACTGCGTGAAGCTATTGATATGGGGATGATCAAGCAGGATATGGGTGCTTCCCGTATCGCCATGCTTCAAAAAGAATTGCGCGGAACCATCAAGCAATTAAACGATGAAAAGCACCTGACGGATAAGCAGGGACTGATCCTTGCTGGTGCCGACCGTGCTCTGCGGGAGATGCTGTTGATCTTCCGCGATGATCCCATTGAAGGACCCCTGCAGGAAGCTTCCATGGCAGTATGGACCAAGATCTTGCAAGAAGAGTCTTGAAGCCAACTTAAAGGTTCTTGCGGTATGCTGATGGCAACACACGGTTAATCTTGAGTGGCAGGCACAAGTCTTTACAGCGTTCATCGCAGAACAGCACGTGCTGCTGCAAAGCAACAGGTTGTAAAGAAGACATCAGATGTTGATGTTGAAAAGGCAAGAACAGATTTTGCTTATTTCTGCGATGTAGTTGGAGATAAGCCCCCTGCCGCGCATCATAAAGAATGGCATAAATATCTTTGTACCGGACAAGATACTGAATGTTTGATTGGAATTGGTGGCCCAAACGTAGATATACTTAGCCCCAGGGGTCCATTAGCTGTATCTATGCCTGTCGCCACCCCCCATGGTTGGCGCCCAATCGGAGATATTGCGTTAGGCGATCTAGTGTTCGCAGAAGACGGCAGCTTGACTGAGGTTATTGATATACATGATTATGAAAAAAGCCAAACATGGAACGTAATTTTTTCAGATGGCTCTTCTGTTGTTTGCGATGAGCAGCATTTATGGAAAGTAAGAAGGATCGGTACAGATGCTAAGAATACTTGGCGTTTAATGACATTAAATGAAATTAGGACGCAAAAAATTGTAGGAGTAAAAGGCAATTGGCGGACTGGCGCAAAGGGTATTACGGAAACTTGCAAAGAAGGCGAAACACCCTGGCTTGATTCCCGTGGATACGCACGTTATCAAATTCCTATTACTGACCCAGTTCAATATCCGGAATCTGATTTACCGCTAGACCCTTATCTACTTGGGGCATTGATTGGGGATGGAGGGCTAACGGAGTCGGCTGGAATTCGGTTTACATCAATGGATGAAGACATTATTGAACGTTGCAAAAAATCTTTGCCAATAGGGTATGAAATGATTCCGGTTTTTGGGGCCAAATACGGGTACAGAATTGTCAAAAAAACCAGAAAATTTGGTGGGCAAAATCAAATTTTAAATTTTTTGCGTGCACTTGGGCTGCAAGGAAAAGGGTCAAAAGATAAATTCATCCCCATCGAATATAAAATTGCTTGCATTGAAGATCGCGTTGCTCTTTTACAAGGGCTGCTAGATACGGATGGGACGGTGGGAAATAATCGATCAGGTGGTGGGAAGGTTTCCTTCTGCAGTATTTCATATCAATTAGTGCTAGATGTAGTGGAGCTAGTCCAATCACTTGGTGGAATTGCCACGATTCATTCTCCGCAGTACAATCAATACCGCATGCGCAATGGGGAAAAATTACGCACTGAAAATCCTTCTTGGAAAGTAGGCATTAAATTACCCGCATCGATAACGCCGTTCCACGTACAACGCAAAGCGCAAGCCTACAAACCTTGCACTAAATATTTGCCCTGCCGTTCAATTGTACGCATTGAACCGTCAACACCGGAAAAAGTGCGATGTATAACTGTTTCACATGAAAAACATACATTTTTGACAAAAGATTATATTGTTAGCAAAAATAGCGCAAAGTCCACCGTTACTGGTTTGTTTTGTGCATGGACAATTGGCGTTCATGCATTAAATAAAAAACCCCTCAAAATCCTATACATTTCATATACGGTTGATGTTGCCCGCCCCAAAAGTGCTGCCATCAAGCGGATCATTGAAGAAAGCAAAACATACCGTGAAATCTTCCCGATGGTTAAAATTGCCAAAGGGATCAATAGCAATGAATACTGGAGCATTGACTGGAAATTTGCTGGCGTTAAGTCTACGGGTGAAGAAGAATTCACCTTGTGTTGCGCAGGCCTGAAAGGGGCTGTTACGTCCAAGCGTAGCCACCTATGCTTGCCAGGCGCTACACTTGTGCGTACTAAACAAGGCCTGGTTCCAATCCATGACATCTATAAAAAGCCCGGAGATCACTTGGTCAGCACTTACAACCCGAGGAAGGGTGCTCTTGAGTGGTCTGGAGTACACGCAGTGTCTAGACGCCTTACCGACAGGCTTATCCACGTGGAAACAAGCACTGGAGATCTTATACGGGCAACCCCAGAACACCCTTTTTATATCCCCGGACGCGGAATTATCCCGGCCCAAGATTTACAAGTTGGGGACCGGATCTTTAGCCTTGCCGATTGCACGCGCCTCCAAAATTCAAACAGAATGCCCGAATTGCCTGAAAATATTTCAACCAAATACAAATTGGCGGCAGGTTCTGCAAATCAGCAAAATTCGGATATTCCTTTGTTCAAAAAAATGCGCAGGAGAGTACAAGCGCACATTGGCACCACAAGTCTGCCTGGAGTGCACCCAAGTATTTCGTCCTCGAAATTTGAACAGTGTGTACTGCTCGAAAACATGCTCCTCGCAGGCGCACTCAAAACGAATGGAAGGGAAATGGAATTCCAACTGGCGCCACGGGATGAGCAGGCCGCAACGACCCGCACTTCGGGAATTGGTTTTAAACCGCGACAATATGATCTGCACACTATGCGGTATCAAGAAACAACTGTTACCTGTAAAACATCAATACGATCGCAGCAACTTAATTGTTCACCATATCGATGCGAATCCGAAGAACAACGTATTAGAGAATTTAATTACCTTGTGCAGGCCTTGCCACACCAGCTACCATCAGATGGCACAAAAAGCCAAGATACTGGAGTTACCATTACCGCTCTTTCAGAAGTTAGCGAGGGAGAGGAGTACGTCTATGACCTTGAAACAGAATCAACAAACCATAACTTCTTTGCGGGCAAAGGTGGATATTGCGTCTCAAATTGCGTGATCGACGACATTTGTAAGTCCGCCGACGAAATAAAAAACCGCGAAATCCGATTGGCAATGGAGGATAACTGGAACTCAGTTATTACGCCAACAATGTTTGAGGGTGGCCGGGCCATTTGCCTGGGCACTAGGTTTCGCCATGACGACATGCATGGCACTACATTTATCCCGGAAAAAGATTGGATTCAACTAGTTCAATCTGCAATTGTTGTAGACGAAGCCGGAGATGAATCTTCCTATTGGCCAGAGATGTGGTCCCTGGAGTACCTACAAGATCGTCGTCGCCAGGCCCCTATTAGTTTCAGCTTCCAATACCAAAATCAAATTGTACAAACAAGTGAGTTGTCGCTCTCACCTGATTTAATTATTAAAGGACAAATACCGACTGAATTTGACCGCCTTGGTATTGGCGTGGATTTATCCGCCGGAGTTAAAGAGAGAAATGACTATAGTGTTTTTGTATTGGGTGGTCGCGTTGGCGATAAAGTTTACATCATCGACTGCAAACGCATACGTTTGATGGGGAATTTAGAAAAACTTGAAGCGATGATGGAGATGATGTTTGAATGGGGCATCGTCTACAAAGAAGGTACGCGGTACATCCCGACCGGAACTAGCGTTGATGTATGGTCGGAGGCAGTAGCCTATCAGGCATCCCTGGAGGCTGACTTCAAGCGGATCTGTCTTGTTGAACATGGTCTTTACAATGTGCTGTGGCATCCTGTCAAGGGATTCCGCGGCGACAAGGTAGCCCGGTTTCGTGGCATCATGGGTTTATTTGAACAACATAAGATCAGGTTCAACAAATACCGTAAATTCCAAGCGTTAACAGATGAAATCATTAACTTTGGTGTTAGTTCTCACGACGATTGCGTCGACGCTCTGGTCTGGCTCTGTAACGGTTTGATGGCTCGCGGAAAACTAGAACTGGAATACTAAAATTTACGTGCGCTCAAAGTAGGCTGCAATAAAGTATTCTGGAACTAAACTGAGTAATCACTCAATGAATTACAGCTACTTCCCCATTGAATTGGAACAGGACGGCTACGGCTCGGCTGTTTTCCCTCTCCCCGATGAATTGTGCCACGACATGGGCCTAGTCCCTGGCGAACGATTTGACATTGAGGTGGAGGATGATGTGATCATGTTCAAGCGGCTTGCTGCTGGTTACGAAATTGAGTAGGATGAACACACTGCGATCTAACAGGTAATGAGCGAATCGAACTCAATTCTAGATGGAATGCTTCGTGCAGCGGTAAACCGTGAGCCAAACGGTGCCGCAGACACGATGCTTATCAACGCACATCTTGCCCAGATGAAGATGTTTGGGGTGAGGCAAGGTGTTGAATTTTATCCTCATCAAGATAACTTCGGTTCGCAGCGATTTGATTTTATTCAGCAAGTAATAAAATTTAATAAACTGGACGCACGGCTTGATTCCATGTGGGATCGGTTCCTTGCCTACGGTAAGGGGATCTTTTACATCCGCCCCACCAAAAAAACATATCGTTTGTATTGGTTTGATAAGGATGCTTACCGCACTTACTACACCCCAGAGGGCGAACTTGAAGAAGTAGTTATCATTTACCCATACAAGGTAAAATCCTCGCGGGGATTTGGAGGAGTAGGTCTTTCCACCGATAAACGGTATATGCGTTTGCGCATTACCGCAACAGAAATTGAAGAATACCACAGCGAGCAAGAATTAAAATTTGACATGCCGGAGGCTTTTGCGGCATTAAATAAAACAACTGTCGTCAATACGCTTGAGTTTATTCCTTGCGTAGAAGTTTTCAATAATCCCGATGCTTTTGGAACCGAAGGTAGCGGAGAATTTGAGTGGCTTGCAAACCAAGTTGTCGCTCACGATGAAATGGTTAAAAACATCCGAGCCAACTTGTCTTTCTTTGGTAATCCAACGCTTCTTTCTTCGCGCCCTAAGCAAGACATCATTGAAAAAGCGGAAGGGGATACAGCGCAACGTCCAAGCATCTCAAGCCAATCTGGATTTCAGTCTGAATTCAGTCTTTCCAGTTCTACTTATAAGCAAGATCCAACATCACGCAATGCACCTGGTTATATTGGTCGCCCCGGATCCGGGATGCGGGTTCCAAGGGTTATTGCCAACCTGGAGCCAACAGATCGCGTAGGTTTTATTACACCAAATGCAGTTAGCGCAGAGCAATCACGTTATGTAGACCAATTGCGTTCAGAAATTCGTCTTGCGCTTGGTGGCATTGATGACCTCAGCATCCAGAACGTAACCGCAACCGAAATTAAATCAGCTTACGGTCGCGTTAGCGCCACAGCAAAGAAAAAATGCCTCCAGCTTTACACCTACGGCATCTGCCGCTGTTTTGAATTGATAATTTTTCAGGAAGAACAGATCTTCCGTAAAACATTGGCACAATCGTTAGGTTTGGTCTTCCCCATCCCCCCGGAAGATCCCAATGACCCGAAACAAGAAACAAAATTCCAACGCGCTAAGGTTAAATACGAAAAAGCCTTGAGAGCAGGAATTGATGATGTAATTAATACAAAACAGATACCGGACGGCGTCCTTGGTTTAGTGCCTGACGGGGATCGCACCACTTGTTGGCGCTGGATGGGGCCAGTTTACGAGGACACTCCTCAAGATAAACTAAACCAATCAATCTTTACTCGCAACCTACAAGAATTAGGTGTTGATAGCATTGAAGCACTGAAGTACCTTTTCCCGTCCAAAACTGATGACGAGATTGCAGGAATGCTTTCTGGTTTTCCGTTTAGAATGGTTGGGGAAGTACAAAGGGCTTATTCATCGTTTATTGACATTGTCAATTTGCAGATGAAGACGCCACATCCGCAGCAACCCAATCTTCCGATGGCTGCGGATCCCCGTCTCAATCTCACTCCTTTCCTTTACCGAACTTTAGAGAGTTTACAAAAAGAGGTAACCTATGCAGGCCGATACCGCAGCGCCGATCCAATCGGCACCCCAGTCATACCAGACCCAGCCGACCAGCTACGCGGCGCCGGTAGCCCAGCAGACGGCAGCTCAAGCTCCGATGGTGGCAACAACGCCGCAGTGGGTGGCACCATACCAGCCGGCATCGGTCCCAGCCCCGCAAATGCCGGCCCAGATGGGCGTAGCACCCCAATACCAGCCTACTCAATCGTACCCCCAGGGGTATCAGCAGGCTTACCAACAGGCCCCGGTGGCCCCGCCGGCCCCAGCCCCGGTAGCGGAGAATCCCTACAAAGAGGCATTCAACCGGGTGGTTGGACTCCTGAGTTCGCCGGTCCAATTCCCCTTCCAGGGTCAACAATCAGCTCCGAGTCAGCTAGCCGCCCCGGCCAACTACAGTTCGCAGCCGGCAACCCAGTACAGCAGCAACCCGTACCAGGCTCCGCTGACCTCTATGCCTGGAGCCAGCAGCAACCAGGTATCCTTCAGCAACTCTTCCCCAACCTCGTTGGAAATCAGCCGGGACCAGTTGTTGGCCAACGGGGTAAGCCAAAAAAGTCTTGAAGTAATTGACCACTTTGGTCCTGATGCTGCTCGTGTTCTAAATGAATACTCCTGTAGCCTTGAGGATCATCTGATCATCACCAACAGCCAATTGGTTCAAGCTGTTGGTTTGCTGCAAGAACTGGCAAATGAGCATACAGCTTATGAGGCCATTCTTACCGATCCCGATATCCTCGCTGATTACACCACGCAGTTCTTCGGTGCAAACGGCCCCTATCCTATCCCCGATGAGGAGCCTAGCTATCGTGCAGTCCCCGGCGTAAATACCGGTTACCGCCCGATGCCAGCTACGGCTGCCCCTCAGCAGTTTGAGCGCCCTCAGATGCCCGTACCCCCTCAGCCCCAGGCACAGGGCAATCCTGCGGCCTTCTGGGATAGCTTCGGCGCCCTTGCTGATCAGGATCCCGCAAATGCTTGGCGCTATCTGAGTGCCGCTCAAACCAACCCTGATGTGTTCCGCCAAAAGCTCCTGGTAATGGAGTGATACTCGGATTCTCAATAAACGCCGTTTATCGAGAAATCAAATAAGTGCAGTAGTTCCTTTCTTGCCGGAGCTACTGCACTTTTTTCATGCGTCAGGTTTAATCAGTTTAAAATAAAAGGTAGCAATACAATCTTGATTAAATTCAGGGGTTAATACAGATGCGTCCGCAACGTGGTGGTCAACAGCCTCAGGGTTACCAAAATATGTCCCAGGCACCCGCAGGCCAGATGCAAAATATGGGAAGCCAACCTGTTGGCGGTGCTGGCCAGATGGCTGCACAATACGGCGCTCCAGGTGGCGGAATCCTGGGCAAGGTTTCTCAATTCCTGGCGCAACCAACTGCAGCTGCCCAGCTTGGTGCTCACGGTCAAACCCATTCGGGATCTGCCGGGCATGCTGTAAGCTATGCAAATAACCCCCACAGCCCCGCCATGCAACGCATGTCAGGTCCTGGCCCCGCTGGTATTCCCCTCACCAATGCAGGCGCCGTGCCTCCAGGTGGCCCTGCTGGCGCCGTTCCTATGATGGGCCAAGGTGGCCCGATGTCAGATGACCTCCAGGCTGGTTACCTCCACCTGAACCTACCCGGTTCACCTCTCGGTTCGATGGGTTTGCTCTCAGGTAACGCCACCCGCCGTGCCGAGGTTGTTCAAGATGCAATGTTGAGTAATGAGCAACGCATGATGACCGGCATGATGCCCCAACTGGGCAATCTACCCATGACCCAGATGCAACAGCAACTTATGATGCAGCAACAAATGGCTGCTCGCGGACAACGCCGATGAACACCGATAAAGCAAAAGCCGCCAAAGTCAAAGCTCAAGCGGTAAGCGGCAAAAAATCTGCCCCCAAAAAAGCCAGCACGCCTACTGCTGCAGCTGCTGCAAAACACCCAGAAGTAGCGGCTGCCCTGATGCGTAATGCAATGGCATCTGGTGGATTGACGCCGGAAAGCGCTGGCATTGGTCTTGGACAGCCCGCTGATCTACAACCTGCAGATGGCGCAGTAAATCCTTTCCAGATGATGGGTCCGGTAAAGCCGAACACCTACAATCCCGGAAACGTGATCGGCGGGTTTTGATTTTCTTATTAACAGGCGTAAGTAAGTAGTTGCTATAATTTTACTTAATGGGACAGAAGTTCCAGGTTTCTGGTGGCAGTTTTTTATTGCCATCAACCCAGGAATCTTCTTCCTGGTGTCAGCTAAACCCTTACGCTGAATAACCAACATGTTCATTGATAATGATTTCCCGAAGCTGTTGGGTGCGGAACTGTACCGCCCCCATCCGGCTTACATCGTGGAAATGGCGGCTGAGCCCGTCGTTGTTCATGACTTCACCAAACAGCCTGGCCAAACCGTTCAGCTGGACCGGTACCGTTTCTGGGGCAACCCTGGTACCAAGGCCAACCGTGAGCGTACCCAGGATCAGACCATTGGTACCGCTAACAGCCGTTCCATTGTGAAGGATAAGGTTCTGGTGTCTCTCCGTGAGTACACCGGTCCTGCTGACCCGACCAATGCCAACGCTCCCAGCACCTTCAAGATTGCTCGGGAAACGCTGATGACCGCTCAGCGCTTGCTGCTGGACACTGGGAACCTTAATATGTTCCACCAGTCCATCGGTTCGCTGACCCTGTTGGATGACTACCGCCGCTGGCGTGATCGCGTGCTGCTGGACGAACTGTACAAGTCCTTCTCACGTGGCCAAGCCTCCGATACCCAAGGTGGTTACTACTACCCCAACAACCACACCAACTCCAGTGGTACCGTCACCACTTATACCGCTACCGAATATGCTTCTGAGCGTTACAAGTTTAACGTGAAGAGCGACCTTCTGGAAGTTGTTAAAGGTCTCCGTAAGCGTAACGTTCCCGTCTTCCAAGATGGTTACTACCGTTGCATTGCTGATCCCTCCTTCATGAAGGATCTGCGTGCTGACCAAGGCTTCCGTGAAGTTGCACGTTACCCCGGCATGGGCCAAGGCAACCCGATGATGGGCGCCATGAGCCCCAACCAAGCCATTTATGGTGGTGGTCAGTACGGCCAAGCTGCTTTCGTGGCTGGCGAACCGATCATGCCTACCGGCTTTGTGTTTGAAGGTGTGCGTTTCTTTGAATCGACCAACTTCACCAACCTGACTGTCACCTGTGATATCGGTGATGGTGCTGGCGCCGTGACCCACACCACGCCTCCTGGCCTGTTCTTCGGTCCCCAGGCTGTTGGTATCGGCATCGGTGGCCCCAATGCTCAAGTCCTCATTAACAACAACGACGACTTCAGCCGCTTTATCATCTTGATTTGGCAGCTGTACGCCGGTTTTGCTAACCTGAACAAGGACTTCTGCACCACCGCGTTCACCATCGTTTGATAGGAGGTAACTAACTCATGGCTACTTACAAGACTAGCGCCGGCACCGTACTTTATCCCGGAACTCAGGTCAACCGCCTGTCCGGTTACAACAACGAAGGTGTCTACGGATGGCCCGGTATTGAGGCGTATGAAATTATTGGCTATGTGCCCATTGCCAGCACTACTGCCGCCAAGACCTTCACAACCATCACCGTGCCCTCACCCGATCGTCGTACTGATGACCGCGTGCGTGACAACCTGAGTGCGATCACGGTGCCTGCCACCACCGCTGAGCCTTCGTACATCTACGGTGCCTCTATTTCGATCGCCCAAGACATCCCCTCGGGTTCCGGCTATGGCACCGGTGCACTGCCCGGCTTCCCTGGCGTGCCTGTGACCGCTGACCTTGTTGCCACCACTAGCGATTTGCTGCTGTTCGGCCCTGACAACTCTGGCGTCCCCGCTGGTGTTTCTACCGCCAACAAAGCACTTGGTATCGGCAACGCTGTTGCTTACCTGACTGCTGCCTCTAGCGCCCTGACCCAGGGTACTTTTGCTCAGTCTAACGGTAACGCCACCGCCGGTTCACTGCCTTTCGCCAGCTCCGTTACCTCTGGTGGTATCCTCGCTGCTGATTTCTACAGCTCGATGTTCTACAAGGTCACCTCTAACACCGCTTTTGGTGTTTATAGCGTGCTGACGGCGGCTGCTACGACCGCCAACGGTTCTGGTGTTAGCATCAGCGCCACCGATTTGGCCAACAACAAAACCGGTTACATCGTGTGCCGTATCAACTACCTCCGTCCTGCAAATGCTGCAGGCTGGAACGAGATCCAGGGCTTCATTGACTTCAAGTCCCAGATCGGTGGTGATGACGGTGCCGGCGTGAACGGCTGATAGAGGTTAAGTCAGTTAATGTACTGGTAGTTGCATTCATTATTTAAATGCTTTACCAGTACAAGCTGACGGGCGGTCTCGTTGAAGTTCTTTCGGACTATGGTGACGGGATCGTCATGTGTGTTGATTCGCAGGACGAGGTTCATTATCTTGAAAAAGAGGACCTCGTCCCGCATCTTTCAGCAACTGTTGAAAAGGACCGTAATACTGAAAGGTTGCGTGAAGTTCTAAAAGAAGACGGCGTGAATCCCCCGGAGCCGTTGAACAAAGAAACATTTCCTCTTGATGTTCGCTTGAATATCAATACCGCCAGTGCTCGGCAGATTGCAGATACCCTACCTGGCGTTGGATTGAAGACTGCAAGGGATATCAAAGACCTACAAACTTCGATGCCTGGTGAGAAATTTGTTCGATTGGATCAACTCAAAAGCATCAAGCGAGTAGACTGGGATGAGATTATCAAAGAGAACTTAGTTCGCGTTGAATAATGCAACTTGATACCTTCTACCAATCAAAAGTCCGTTGGCACCTGGGGTATAACATCACCTCGGTGCCTGCCGGTGACCAAGCAAGATTGGCGGAAGCGCTAAATAACATTCAAGATTCATTTTGGTATAGCAAGATTGTAGAGCAGATTGGTCGGTGCGATGAGGCTGAGAAGCGTACCGACATGACAGGTAGCGTCAATAATACAGAAGTACCCAAAGGCCGATTGGAGAATATTGCTGGTGACGTTACACGTACGATCAGCACCACGGATTTCAAGGATACATTAAAGACGTGGATTCAAATTTACATGTTTGAAACGGATCGGTTGGCATTGCATCTTTATGTGCCAAATTACCGCAATCCAGAGCAGGCTCGGTACCGTTTTGAGCGGGAAGGCGCTGAGTTTATTCAGGCTTTACCCGGCCCTGCCGATGTTTCAATTGGAACACGGATTAAATTCATGGAGGATTTTAGGTAACCATGACAGCAAATATTGGGGCATTACAACAAGTTGACCGTCAAGCCATATTTGATTCTGCACAAAGATTAGGCGTACACCCTTATGAATTGGGTGCAGTCATCAACCAAGAATCTGGTTTTCGCCCAAATGTTCACGGCGGCGCTGGCGGAAATTATTATGGCCTTATTCAATTTGGCCCCAGTGAACAAAAGCAATATCTTGACCCCAAACAAATAAATAACTATTCAATTGCAAGTCAAATGCCTGCAGTTGAGAATTTCTTGACGGGCAGAGGGTACAAGCCTGGAATGGGGGTGGCAAAGCTTTATGCAACAATATTGGGGGGTAATCCCAATGCGTCTTTGACCAGCCAAGATGCTTTTGGGACTTCCGTCTCCAGTTCTTTATCTGGATTTTCTCCTGGTGGAGCATCTTACAAACAGGCACAGGCCGTATTGGGGGACGCCCTCCCAAGCAACGTGACTGGCTCAACCGCTCCTCCTCCTCCTCTCGTAACACCTACACCACAACCGCAGCCACAGACAGATCCTGTCACTTTTGCCAACAGTTATGCTGCCCGACTAGGGGACGTTTTGAAAACAATGGCTACCCCCAAAAATTACGGTAATCTTAGCGGAGATATTGATATAACGCCACTCAGTGTTAAACTTGCGCAACAAAAACAAACCAACACTATTCCCATTGCCTCCTCAGATGCAATCATATCTGCGTTGATGTCTTCCAGCGGCGGACAATACGTCTAAACGCTATACTAATATAGCGAGCATTTAAATCCATAAGATGGGACAATCTAACAAAATGGGGGCAACTGGGGGTTCAAGTTTACCTTCACGACAACTCTCCCATAGGTTACCGATGGTAACTGCACCAGATCTTGCTGGAGCATTGCCAGTATCTGGCGAACAACAAATTAAAGCTAGGCAGGCGTTATCAAATATTGACGTAGGTAACTCCGATAGTATCCGGATGGCGGGGGATATATTTGGCAATAGCGCAAACCCCAGTACAAATAAATATACGCAACAGGGCGCATCTTATAAGGCGCCTTCAGATACTAGCTCAACTACAGATAGCCAGCCAACCACAGCACCCACCCCGGCCCCTGCGCCCGCTCCTGCGCCTGATCCTGCACCCGCCCCTGCTCCTGCATGGAATCCTCCTTCAGATGCAACACCAACAGATAATTATGTTGGTGTACAAAAAAGCGGAGATAATTATTATTACTGGGGGGGTGAGGGTACCGTAACAAATGATCCATACGTAGACCCAAATACAGGCAGACGCTATCAAAGAACTTACGATAATCAATCAGGCTAATTAAAATGGCACACACTCGCTCCGGCCAAATACAATCATCTTTTTTTGGCCATCGCAACAGGAAGCCAGAAAATCGCACTAGGATGGCCGGGGACAAGCTTGGCCAGATTATGGGGGGCGAGGGTCCCAACGTATTCCGAGGCCTACACTTATCTGGGGATTACACCCCCCTTATGCCTTCAGCACCACCGGGCGCCATTGATATTGGGGCTGCTGAACAAACACTGCTTTGAGTATGGGTATTAAAATAAAAGCAGTCTTGTACACCGTCTACTGGTAATGGCCTCAAAAATGCCCCCTGAACTTCTTGCACATTTCAAGAAAAAGGCAGGAGAAAAAAATGAGGGTAGCAAGGAGCCCAAGGAAAGCGATCAGGAGAAACGTAAAGAAGCCGTAAAGAAGGCTCGCCTTAAGCTGGAAGAGAAGAACAAGAAGAAATAAATACTATTGCTTTCTTATGGGATTTGTAACGGCTTCGTAAGGCGTACACCCCTGACTCAAACGCTTAGAAATAAGCCCCTTGCTAGGGAACGAATCATCTCGGATTTGGCGCGTGTAAAAAATTGCCCACAAATTTCGCAGTTTGCTGAAAGATGGGTAGGTGACATGGCTGTAAAATAAAGGGAGTGTTTCGGAGGCCCCTGTCGAATCTTACCATAAGACAGGGTGACATAGGGTATCAGTTCTACCTCAGTCAATCGGCAGCCCATGATGATAGATCGCCCCGTGCTGAAGAGCACGTTGGTGACTGTTGCATCTGGCCAATCATTTGCCACCAGTCTTATTCCTACGGCTGTTGGTAACTCAACGCCGATTATTGACGTAAATACTGCTGGCACAGACAACTCAATTAGTGGTGCGTATATTGACGAAATTTGGTTTCAATATAGTCAATTTTCCAACAATTACTTTGCTCCCGTTACTGGCTCAGGCGGTACTTATTCTCAGTCAGGAACGGCTGTTACAATTACTTACGCCAACCATAACCTTCAAGTTGGGCAGAAAGTTTACCTTGACTATACAAGTGGTACCGGTGTAGACGAAATCATTACCGTCACATCAATTACGGCAAATACTTTTGTTGGTGTTAGCGCCTCAACATTGACCACCAGCGGCAACGTCACCTTCTATCCTCCTACAGATTTTTGTTTTTATCTGGTCAATGTAAGCAGCATTACTAGCACTACTCAATTCTTGCCTTTGTTTACGGTCAGCATCCCAAGTATTTCAGCAAATACTAATTACGGTTTGACTTTGAATGCCATTCTTCCATTGATAAACCAACCTGTTGTGCATAGTGGGTCAAATTTTACTAGCGCAAATAGCACCGTGGCGCCCAAATCCAGAGGCCTACTAATTGGGAATGGGTCTGCCCTGTATGTATCAGTAGGCGGCACCACGGCACTTACCAATGGATTTTACGTTAACCTTCAAGGTGGCTACTATTGATTCATTGCCATGGCTCGATTTAACGGGTTTACAGGCAACTTTGGCGAAAGCGTAAACAAAAGTTTCAATAATCCTGGCGACAAGATATCTGCATTAAGTAATTATGGGGTAGCGGATAATCCGTTTAAGTTTACACCGCAAAAGGATGACTTCAAGAGTCGCATTCGTTTTTACGATAGGGACTCTTTGTGGGCGCGTTGGCGGCGGGGTTATGAGATTTATACAGTTATGCAGAGTGTATTTGCATCAGCTGCGACTAAACGGGCGGACATAGGTGATTACAGGTCTTATTGCGCCTTTCAGCAATATCCTGGAATATTTATTCCGGCAAGGATGTTTACTTACCCAAGTTCTTCTGTAGAGACTGGGGAGCATATTGTAGCAATGCGGGATGCCAACGCATTAAATTTTTATGATTTTGGGCTGCCGATTCTTGGTGTACGTTATCTTGGGGGCGCTGCTGTAGTACCTTATTCGCAATCAGGATTTGCAATTACGGTTTCATATCCAAACCATGGTTATCAACTTGGGGACAATATCTACTTATCATTCTTGAGTGGCACAAGCACCACCGCAACCTTAGCAATTGTTTCAAAAACAGCTAATTCGTTTACTTGTACAGCGGCAATAAGTGCTACAACAGTTGGCAATGTTTCAGCAGCATTATCTACTGCATTTTCCGATTCTCGTTGGACTGAGATAAGAGCACGCCTACGTTATTTGCCTACCCCCAGCAACTCCCTTATTGGTGAGAGAATAACGGACCGCATTGCAGAGGCTGACCCAGGACTTTCAGTTACGTATTCAAGAACAGGCAGCACGGTAACTGTTACTTGTTCTACGCCCCATGGCCTGGCTACTGGAAACGAAATTCGCTTGGACACAACAACCGGCAACGTCATTGCTAGCATCTACCCAATCACTGTAACGTCAAGTGTTGCTTTTACGCTTACAACAATTGAAACAGGGGTTACCAGTGGCGTGGCAACTGTTTATCGGTTAATTGAAAAGTATAATTACGAAGATTATGTGGGTTACACGGTAAAAGCACTTGACATAACAAATAATGAAATCATCTGTCAACGTGTGGACAGCTATGGAGCTACTACTACAGATACCGTTACAAATGTTGTGGTTCCAGCAAAGCGTGGATTTGCTATTGGCAATTTTCTTACCACGGAATTGCGTTACCAGTGCACTTGCCCAGATTACACAAGGAGAGAATCCTACGACCTTTACAGTAGTAACACAAAAAATAGATTCCCTGAAAGTGCCATTACATCTGTCAAACCTGGAACAATATTGAATAAAAATGATACGATAACAAATCTTCGGGAAAACATTGGTGTGTTTACTGATTTAGGCTATGTAGCCAGCGGTAATTTTTACCAACTCCCCGATTATGGGGATAAAGAAGAAACTTGCTATACCGGATTACAGTATTACCAACTCAGGTGGTGCAAACATATTTATGCATCTTTCTTTTCCTTAGCACACGAAGAAGGCAGTGCTCCTCTCAATATTTCTGGTTCATTTAAGCAAACAGCAAGTACAAATGTAGTTATTACCGCTTTAGGGCATGGATTAACGGTTAACACAAAAGTACAACTTGTGGTCACCAGTGGGGCGGTCTTAAGTGGCCAATATTTGATTAGCAGCGTACAAGATAGCAATACTTTTACTATTACCTACCCTTACACGCAAACAACTTCCGGGTATTGTTCTGTTCAAAACTTAAAAGAACACGATTATGTTTCGTCTTGGTTAAAAGAACCCAGCGATCATCCAGTTGGAGATGGGGCCGATTTATTCTACGCAAATCTAAGGAAAGAGCACACACGTGTTAAACAGGGTGCCGAGCGTTTGGCTATGTTGAGGATGGGCAAAGACTGGAGGGGCTCTTCACAAACAAAAGACTTCAAGAACCAGCCACAATCTACCGGAAATTATCAACCCTATCTTCTTACTTCCTTGTTGACAGATAATGTGCAACGTGATGCCAAAGGGAACATTGTCAGCGCAGATGGCACCATTCAAAACAGCACACAGCGCCTAATTTCTGTTGTTAGTAAGGCCGTAAACCTTAACCCAACATTAATTGTTAGCACTAAATTTGGATTTCTGAATGAGCCTTTAATTAATTACACAAATGACTATCAATTTGGCTTGATAGATGTGGGTCAATATTTAAATGGAGTGACAACGGACCCTTTGAATACTCTTGTAACAGCAGGATCTTTTGTTATTGGATCTTGGTATATTATTGATGCGGTTGGGGACACAGATTTTACCGCTATTGGTGCTTCTTCTAATGCTCAATATATCGAATTTCAAGCCACTGGCGTGGGCACCGGTACCGGAATAGCTATTGCAATGAGTACAATAGATTGCAGCACCTATGATCCCCTCACGGCACAACCTACCGTAATTGATTGTGGGACTTACGATTAGTAACATTTTTTTATGACTGAACAAATTCTGAATCGGCGTTCTTCGCTTCTATATGACCGCCCACTTCCAACACGACTGGGGACTGCAGAGATTGCTGTAAACAATAACCCTGGAGATCCTGGACTTTATTTTGCGGACAATACCGCATCGCCCAGCACAAGGCTCATTAAGGCAGGTCCCACCTTTGTTGGCAGCACTGCACCCAACTTGCTTCCAACAGGCTATACAGGTCTTTCTAAAGGTGAATCCTGGCTAGATACAGCAAGCACTCAGATCTTCAAGATCTACGACGGCTCTGACTGGCAAACTAGCAAGGCTGTATCGTCCATTTCGGCAGGTAAACCGTCAACTCCTGTCAATGGGCAGTTGCATTATGACAAAACTTTAAGCAAAATGTATATTTACGAAACGGCAACGACTACTTGGTTGGCGACTTAACCGGGCAAACCGCCCGTTCGTATCAAGTAATCCAAGATTCGATCTAATTTTTTATGTACAGATTCCATTTCCCTCCTGAAATCTTCTTTTAGGACATAGTCACGGATAACACGATCCTCTAGGGTATCCAAATCATCCTCAATACGTTCCAAACGGCGATCAATTTTATTTTGAAAACCGGAAAATGCCCGAGTAATACCGGTAAACGCACCGACAGCCCCGGAGGCAGCTGCAAAAACAATGTCCAGGCCCACGGGTAAACTCAATATGCTTTTTTTATTCTAATAGGTTAAACAATTTAGAATAAACCAAGAAACAAACAAAGTTGTGACGGCTACCTACAACCCCAATATAGTAGGTGCAATTGAAGCGCTTGTTGACCTAATGTCGGGTAATGGATTTGCAATGATACGCGAACCGTATGCGCCCAATTATAGGGGTCTTGTTGATGCCATAATTGATCTTAAAGAGGGATTTCCAGCTTATGTTGCTCCAGACGTTGGCTTTAAGGTAACTGCTGGTGAAACAATATCGCAAGGTTCTGCCGTTTATTTAAACCACACGACCGGGTTGGCCTATTTGGCAATTGCTAATGGAACCGAAAACCAAGCTCACGTTGCAGGCTTTGCCAATCAAACACAGACTACAGGAAATTTAATTCAAATCTTGGTAGCAGGTATTTTGGGAACTTCAAGTCTTAACGTAGGAAATCATTATTACCTTTCCGAAAGTACCGCCGGTTTGATTACAACAATCCCCCCCAGTGGTGCCGGAAAATACGTGACAAGTGTAGGTCAAGCGGTAACAACAGTGAATTTATCTATTCAACTTACCTCACCAATTAAATTGAGTTAACCATGGCAACTAGAAAACCGATTGCCCTGGTAAGTGGCCTGTTCCAGGAAGTTAATACCCCAACAGACAAGCTTGATTTAGCTGGTAATACGACTACAGATCTCTTTGAAGGCACTAATCTTTATTACACCTCGGCAAGAGTGTTCAATGCTCTTTCGGTTAGTAATAACGGTACGGGATATGGAGCCCTGGCGTACAACACTTCAACAGGGTTATTTACCTATACCGTTGTCACCAACACAGATATCCGCAGCAGTTTAAGCATTGCTTCAGGATCAGGATTGACGTACAGCAGTTCGACGGGGCAGTTTGGAACAAGCTCTATCCCAAATGCCCAACTTGCCAACAGCGCCATAACAATTGGTAGTAGTTCCGTTTCCTTAGGAGGAACTGCCAGTACTATTACGGGTCTCACAAGTCTTACCGCTGCAACGGTAACGGGCAGCACCAACGTTATTTTAGGTTCAGCTGGCGCAGCAAACAGCATCACTCTTGGTAACACGGGTATTATTTTTGAAGGCGCTACAGCGGATGCCAACAAGACTACGCTAAATGTTGCTGATCCAACTGGCTTACGCGCAATTACTTTACCTGATTCAAGCGGTACTGTTGCTCTTCTCAACTCAATCACTGTTGCCAACAGTGGTACAGGTTTTGGCAGCCTTAGTTACAACAGCAGCACTGGAATAATCACTTATAGTGTTGTTACTTCGGCCAATATCCGAGGAGTTCACTCCGCTTCTACAACAGGCACAGGGTATGGTTCACTCACTTACAATAGCTCGACTGGTAATTACGATTTTGCTGTTGTCACTGCTGCCAATATTTGTGGAAGCCTTGGTGTTGCTGTAGGGTCTGGATTAACTTATAACTCCAGTACGGGAGTATTTGGTACTAGCGCAATACCAAACAGTCAACTAGCTAACTCCAACGTACAGATTGGTAGCACTTCAATAGCCCTTGGCGGTAGCACTAACATTGTTGCTGGGCTTACTTCTCTTACGGCAACCAGCCTTTATGGGGGTGCATTGGGGGCCGCCAATTCAATATATCTTGACGGTACTGCAAGTTCTCTTGTATTCCAAGGCAGCGTTGCTAGCGCAAACACAACAAAAATTGTAATTACCAATCCGACCGCTGCACGAACGGTAACCCTTCAGGACGCATCAGGAACGGTCTCATTAAGCACCAATAACCTTTCATTTTTTTCGGCAACAACCTCTTCACAACTGGCGGGTGTAATAAGCGATGAAACCGGTTCAGGATCACTTGTTTTTGCTTCTTCACCATCACTAACCACACCAACAATCGGGGGTGCGGGGGCAAACTTCAGTGGTGCTACGTCCGGCACAACAATTTTATTGGCTTCAGCAACAGCATCAGGTTCTCTGACGCTTCCTGCCGCTACGGATACGCTAATTGGAAAGGCAACGACGGATACTTTAACCAATAAAACAATTGATACAGCGGCAACTGGGAACGTACTAAGGGTTAATGGAACCGGTCTTACCGCTGTAACAGGTACGGGTGCCGTTGTTCTCGCCACATCGCCCACATTGACCACTCCTGTGCTTGGTGCGGCGTCTGCTACCAGCATCAATAAAGTAACGATTACAGCACCAGGCACTGGTTCAACATTAACGATCGCGGATGGTAAAACCCTGACAGCATCCAATACGCTGACATTCACTGGAACAGATGGCTCAAGTATTGCATTTGGTGCCGGCGGTACAATTGCTTATCTTGGGAGTAATAATGCCTTTACTGGCGCCAATACGTTCACAAATACAACAGGACAGACTTTTCGGCAAACCTCAACACAGGATGGCATTATTTTAAATGGTAGGGCAGGTGGGTCCAGTAGTTATGCAGCAACCCTTACGCCTACTACATTGACAACAAATAGAACGTTAACAATTCCAGACGAAACAGGGACTATTGCATCGCAAGACTTTGCCACTGCAATTGCAATTGCGTTAGGATAGTATTATGTCAACACAAGTACAATTTCGTAGAGGAACAACGGCTGACATCAGCGGCTTTACCGGAGCCGTTGGAGAAGTTATTTTTGATATTACGAAGAATACCGTTGTTGTTAATAACGGGGTAAAAGCGGGTGGGTTCCCCCTCTTGCGTGAGGATTGCACAAACATTAGCTTATCTCCAGGTTCCTTGGCTAGTTGCGCTATTAAATTTGCAAATAGTTCAAACACGGGGATCTACAGTCCTGTTCAAAGTTCTGTTGCACTGGTGTGTAATGGTGTGGCAGGGCTTACAATAGATTCATCTGGTGCTATCACCATCCCTGGGAATGTTTCCATTACCGGTAATGTTTCAATTGGGGGAACGTTTACTTCCGCTGACAACCTCGCCCTTATCGTTGCTTTAGGCTGACATGGCAAATACATTCACAAGAAGTACAAAGTCAAGTTTGGCGCAGTCTACTTCGGGAACAAACGAATCAAATACTGCGACCACATTTGATATTGTTACGGCTGGGGGCTCGGCAACGCTAATTATTTTGAGTATTCTGGTTTCCAATAAAACAGGAAGCAGCGCCAATAGCAATGTGTATTTATTGCCCAGTGGCGGTACCGGTGTTTACTTGCTGAAGAATGCTCCAGTACCAGCTGGGTCCTCTTTGGAAATGATTTCCGGTAGTAAGATCATCATGACGGCTAACGATATCCTTCGGGCAAGCTCAGACACTGCTACGGCCCTAGATGTAACCATCAGCTATCTGCAACAGACCTAATGGCCCTCACTCAAGTTGATGCCAACCAGCTGAACTCTAACGTATTTAGTGTTGTCGGCCCATTTCGCAATCGTCTAATCAACGGTGCAATGCAGATTGCACAACGAGGAACATCGGCTACGGTAACTGCTGGTACTACAATTCCAACCGCAAGTACCGGCTATCCTACCGTTGATCGTTGGTATGTTTACTCCACTGGTGCGAACGTTACAGCAGCCCAAGTTTCTGGTTCTGGTGCGGTTAGAAACCGTTTGCAGATCACAGGTGCGGCTTCTGTTACAGCTGTTGGCATTGGCCAACGTATTGAAACACTCAATTCTTATGATCTTGCTGGCAGCAATGCTACTCTCAGCGTTGATCTTGCCAATTCGTTGCTGACGACGGTAACCTGGACAGCAAATTATGCTACTTCAACGGATGCTTTTGGTACCGTTGGTACGGCAACTAAGACACAAATTGCTACGGGAACTTTTACGATTTCTAGTACGGTAACGCGGTACTCAGCAAATATTGCAATTCCCGCAGCAGCTACAACTGGAATTGAAATTGTGTTTACTGTTGGTGCACAGACTAGTGGGACGTGGACAATCGGTAACGTACAGCTTGAGAGTGGATTGGTGAACAGCACTTTTGAACAACGTAGTTATCAACAGGAGCTTGGATTGTGCCAACGTTATTACCAGAAGACAAGCGCTGCTTGGATCGTAGATACCAGTGTTTTAAATCAAGCCAAGTACCATATTGTCACAATGAGAGCAACGCCAACAGCAGCTGGTGGCGGCGCAGGATATAGCTATAGTGGCAACGGTGAAGTCTTGGTTGAATCTCAAACATCCAAGGCAACAGCAAACATTACTTACTCTGCGGAGGTTTCATAATGTATCAGCTAACAAATTCAACCAGCATCTTGCGTTTAGAAGATAATGCATTGATTCCAGCAGATGAATGTAATTCTGATTACATCATTTATTTGCAGTGGTTAGAAGAGGGGAATGAGCCTAAGCCAGACCCTGGCGTAAAACCCTATACATGGGCACAAGCAATCGAAAAACGTGATAAAGCTTTGACAGCGTCAGACTGGACGATGATTCCTGGTTGTACGGTAGATCAGCATGCTTGGGCAGTCTACCGCCAAATCCTAAGAGATATCCCGCAAACTTTTGCTAATTGCGACCCGATTGGTATTATTTGGCCGGAAAAACCCTCTACGGCTGGACCCAATACTAAGCCAAAAGAGGATGCGTTTGAACCAGTGGAAACTCCAGCCAACGTGGTGGCCGAACATGAAGCAGAGGTTGTGACGGTTGAGGAAGTGGCCCCCTCCCCTGCGCTGGCCGCTGCAACGGCCACAGAGCCCGTACAAGTTTTAGATCCCGAGTCAGATCTTGCCCCCGAAACAGATTCTCTTGCGGTTTCAAAATCTGTGACCTCCCCTGTTGAGTCTACGGTCGCTACGGAGCCTGCTACAGCTACAATTGATACTACTGAGGTAAAATAAAACCATGTACTTGGGGAATAATCTACAAGCCGCTTATTCGTCTTATCTTTTAATTGATAGCTTAAGTGCAAGTTTTAATGGCACAACGACATCATTTGCCCTTAAAGTTAACGGTGTTGCTCCTGTTCCCTTTCCTCTTAACGAACAGAACGTATTGATTTCTGTTGGGGGTGTTCCGCAAAAACCGGATGTTACCGGTGCAGAAGGTTTTAAGTTTTCTGGTACCAATATTGTTTTTAGTTCTGCTCCAAAAACCGGAGAAGCATTTTGGGGTGTTGTTCTTGCTGGCGCGGATTATATTAATGTCGGTGTTACTTACCCAGATGGTACTGCTGCCACACCCAGTATTACATTTAACTCTACCAAGGCAACGGGTCTTTATCTGTCCGGAATTTCCACTTTAGGATTTACAACGGCTGGTGTATTGCGTTCAACAATTGATTCAAACGGCAATTTTTCCGTGCTGTCGGCAGGTTCGGCCACTGCACCTTCTGTTGCTGTAGGTACCGGTACAACTTACTCACCGGGAATCTACAGTCCCGGCACAGACCAAGTAGCCATCTCAACTAATGGCACGGGGCGGTTGTTTGTTGATGCGAGTGGCAGGCTCTTAGTTGGCGGTAGCCCAGATAGCGGCGGCGCACTGCTTCAAGTGTTTGGTGATCGCATTAGAATTGGCACGGCAAAAACACCAGCATCCGCAACCGCCACAGGCACTGCCGGAGAAATCTGCTGGGATGCCAACTACATCTACGTTTGCACTGCTACGAACACATGGAAGCGCGTCGCGATCAGCACATGGTGATAACTTGCCCCGCACTTCGGCAATGCAACATCTGCAAAGAACATAGGCCGCAGACTGACTTCTACAGGGTCAAGCGAGCTAGTAAAGACATCTTTGGCGTTCCTCGCATTTCACGCTGCCGCCAGTGCGAAATGCAGAAATACATGGAGCTAGATCCACGGCAGAAAATGGTTTACGCAGCTCGCAACCGTGCTCGCATAGGCGGATTGGAATGCACCATCACCAAGAACGACATTGTGATTCCCGAGACGTGTCCGGTGTTGGGAATCCCCTTGGTTGCTCGCATTGGTGCTGGTAGGTCAAACCGCGATCATGTGGAGAACTCGCCCAGCTTGGATCGCATCGACAACAGCAAGGGCTACGTTCCAAACAACATTGCCGTGATTTCTATGCGGGCCAACATGATCAAGAACAATGCCACGCTTGCTGAACTGAAGGCCATCGTGGCCTACATAGAGGCGAGCCAGGCAGACTAGTCCTACTCCCTACTTACTTGGAGCCAAGGCGATAAGTCAACGCCACTAGTGTTCACTAACGCGGACAGTAATCTGCGTATTGTTCAACTTGGTGAACATAATATTTTTGCGCACTAAGGATCTAGTAGGCATATTTTTTACCAATCAAGTTTGTTTTTGAGCAATGACAGCAGCCAACGCCTCTTGCTATTGCTTTAAATGTAGGGAGCAAATTGGCTGGCTAGGGAAACCGCTCAAAACAGTCCTTTCTGGCGGGCACAAATACGTGCTGAATCGATTAAAGATGCCATCAAATAAACGGCTTGCACTTGAAAACTGCCGACAAACCCCCTATAATATGAGGGCATTCATTGCTATATCATGACCGCCATTGACGCCAAAGTTGACTCCCTGATGGCCAACCTCCAGGAAAAAATCAACACCTACAACGAAACTGTTGTTGCTTTGGAAAAAACCAAAGAAGAAATTATCTCACTACAAGGCGCCATCAATGCGCTTAAAGAATTTAAATCTGTAGACGTCCCCCCCGTACTCACCGGTACTTCGACCTGAGTTTTAGGACACTTAATTGGCCACAATCAAAGCAAAGGTCTGGACGGTTTTCAAAAAAGAACCAAAACCGGCAGACCTTTTGCCTTCTAGCATGAAGGCGGTAGTCATCAGTAACCGGGAATGGAAAAACTGTCAAATCCTTGACAAGAAAAACAACCACACTTTGGTCAAGCTCCCATTAACCCTAGGGGAGTGGTGGGTACAAGATGATTATTGGTGGGGTTTAGATGGCCGCCCCACACCATCAAAAGAACTTGCTGTCACAACAGAAGTCGGGCGGTTGCATCTACATGTACCTTATTATCAGCAAAAAACAATTGAGGAAGGGGGTTATAGAAGTTCCCTCTACCTATCTTGCGCTTGTGTCGCCATGTACTTGCGACGTGAAGCGTTCTTAAATCCAGAAGAATATTACGACCGCGTACAAGAATTTGGTGGGCACGAATCCCCCTACGCTAACGTTGACTTGCTACGTAGTGTGGGGATCAAGGCAACTTATTACAAGAACGGTGTCCAGGCAGATTTTAAAAGGGCAATTGATCGTTGTTCTCCTATTGTTTGCTGCGTATTAAATGAAGGACGCATGCGAGAGGTATGTGGTGAAGGGCATTGGATTACCGTCGTGGGGTACGATGAAAATAAACGGCGTTATATCGTCAATGATCCCCTCGGAAGATTTTTTCATAAAGATGGCGTATATGAACACACCAATGGTGAAGCCGTAGAGTATTCAGATATCTTCTTTCGCTATAGATGGACTGCAGAAGGATGGGCAACAGGGTGGTATATCGTTTTTGAAGGCTGGTAACCGTGTTAATATTAAGCCAGTTCTTAGGTTTTTATGGAATCCTTCATCGACGATCTTGCTTCCGGGCTGAAAGCACAGCTGGAAGCACTGGAACAAGAAATCCGAATGGCGGAAACGCAACTAATTAGCAAAAAAGAAGGATTCCTAAAGGTACAAGGTGCCTTGGAACTCATCGGAATCATCAAACAAAAGCAAAATCAACAAGAAAGCGAAAACCTTCTAGCAAGTATTGAATAATATTAAATAATACACCCCCATCCGGGGTACGGTCACTCAATATTTGAGTACAAACGTAGGGCCTGCGACAGGTTTATGCACCGTAACTTGTGTTTAGAGTTTTCGGCTCTCTTATGTTCAATACAGCACACGATTACCTCGCTAATCTTGTTGTTTTAAGCCCAAAACTTGCCCGCAAACGTTTTAGGCAGCACATTTTTGAGTCTTGGGGTTGGAAATGTGCGTATTGTGACTGTGATTTGAACGAAAATACAGCCACCATTGATCACATCCGTCCACGCCACAAAGGAGGTAAGAGTACCAAAGCCAACATGGCAGCATCTTGCGTAAAATGCAACTTCCAGAAGGCATCTCGTCCGGTTTTTGATTACTACAACGAAACCCACCCACACTATTCAGAGCAAAGAGCTAGTAAAATAAAGATGTGGGTTGAACAGCAACCAGTTCAACTACATTTAACTTCACTATCTACGGAACACGCGGTTCCTTATTTGGATCATGATAGCTACCTATGCTGGACAGCCAGTTAAACCCCAGCAAGGCAGCGCGGCACCAGCACCTGGGCAAACCCTGGCGCCACAACAACCGCAATCAAATCCGGCGCAATTTGCGCAAAACTATGCGGCAATTTTGCAAAATACAATAAATCAACACAAACAATATCGAGTTGCGTCTGAGTGGGATCACCTGAACAACGGTGCAGAAAGCATGGCCCTGAATGCCCCTGCACAAGCTGCTAACTACAACAGTTGATCATGGCTGACCACGCTAAGGCAAAACGGCTTGCAAAGGCTCACCTCAAGTGCAACTGCCCAAAACGCACCCCAAATCATCCGACCAAAAGCCATGTGGTGAAAGCTTGCGAAAATGGTAAAGAAAAAATTATTCATTTTGGCCAACAAGGGGTAAAAGGTTCCCCTCATAAGGAAGGAGAATCAGAATCCTATCGGAAAAGGCGTGAAAGTTTTCAAGCACGTCACGCAGAGAACATAAAAAAGGGTAAGATGTCTGCCGCCTACTGGGCCAATAAGGTAAAATGGTGATACTGGAGAGATTCTAGATGGTTAAACCAACCGACAAAAAAGATTCTTGCTACCGTGATCTTGTCCAAACATTGCGGGACAGCACCTACGTATATCACCAAACCACCATCGTTCATTGGAATTTGATGGGAGGTAAGTTTTATTCAATTCACAAATTGACCCAGATGATTTATGAAGAAATGCAAGAAGGTATTGATACCATTGCTGAGCATATACGATCTTTGGACATTAGCGCCCCTAGATCGGTAGAAGATTTGACCTTCTCCTCGTTTCCTAAGTTCACTGAAGATTGCTTTGCGCAAGATAAATTGATTGAACAGCTGGCGGCAAACCACGATAAACTTGCTATCAATTTTGAAGCCTTGGCGGCAGCTGCAGATAAAATCAACGATCAATTGACCTTAGACTTAGCCGTAGAACGTGGAAGGGCGCATAAAAAATTCCAATGGCTACTGAAAAGTACGTTAAAGTACAAAGAGTAAGTAAAGGCAAAGGTAAATGAGCTTTTTTGAAAGCTATCAGCAAACAGTATTCTTTAATTTCCCTGTTCTGACGGCACCTGGAACTACAGATGTTGTAGAGGTCTACACGCCAAACTACTTGTCTACTCGCAACTACACATTAAACGTTACCGTTACCAATGTAAACACGAGCGTAGTTGTGCGCCTGGACGGTACAATGGATGGGACAAATTTTGGCGCAATGATTTCTAATTCCATTACAGTAAATGGTACTTATGCTTACAACGTAACAGGATTTCCTATGAAAAAATTGCGGGCCAATTTTTTTAGTGAAACTGGCGGCACCAATGCAAGCGTTCAATTCAGCATTGCCGCTAACTGATAGCATTGGTAGAATAAAAGCAATGTTCTAGCGTTCAGAGGTTTTGTAGTGCCGGACACATCTTTTGAGCATCTTTTTCCCGATAATCAGAATAGATTTTTCAACCCAGTCCCGATCATTGGGGGTGAAACGCTTACGGATCCTGTTGGCAAACTACGTGTTTCCACCCCACAATCACTGATTGATACGGACTTTGAGTACGGCACTCAGTCAACCAAGTGGGAAACGCTCAACTTATTGAATAATCGCCCCAGTGCATTTTATGATGTAACTGCTCCTATCACATTTACAGATGTTACTGGTGCAGGTACTCGTGTTGTTACTGTAAGTGCTGCAGGATCTGGTAGCGGTGTCTTGGTTGTAGGCACACCGATTTTTGTTCAAAGTACCACTAGTGCTGCGGCCAATGGTTGGTTCCTTATTGATAGCGTTTCGGCGGGCACTAGTTTTACTTACACTGCAAATGCTACGGTAGCTTCCGGTTCAATTTTTGATACCACTAAAACGTATATTTTTGCCGGTAATTTTTATACCAATGCGGGAATTCCTGTAGCTACGGGTAGTTCTGCTGCATTTGTGAATTCAGGAACAACGGTTACTTGTACTACAACCAATAGCCACGGCTTGACGGTTGGTGACGCCATTTTTGTAAGAGGTACCACGGCCACAACTAACCCCCCCAATGGGGCTTGGATTGTTCAAACTACCCCCACTAGCAATACATTTACATTTACTGTAATTAATACGCCTACCGGGGGAAATATTACTGCTGCGGGTGGTGCTACCGGTACGCTATATCCACGTCCCTACGGTTCTGTTATTCACCGTTCTTTTGATGGTGGCGTTGCTTTTTCTGCCGGTTATCCTTACTCTGGCAATCAAATCATTCGCCAAACTCGCCGTTATTTTCGTTATCAATCAGGTAAAGGCATTCAATTTAGCACCGGTACCTGCCTAAAGCCTGTTTTTAACGTTAACTCAATTACGTCCTCAGGTGCTACGGTAACCGTAAACCTTGCAACTCCTCATAATCTAAACGGGAACTTCAATAGTGGTCAAGGAATTGCAGTTTCCGCTTCTGCTGGTGCAGCATTCACCAATAATGCCGATATCAACGGTGGCTTAACAATTACTTGTGTGACGACCAATGTACACGGGTTCTTGCTTGGCGATACTATTGTCGTCAAAGGCACTACTGCTACTACCAATCCTCCAAATGGAACTTGGATAATTTCAAAGATTATTAGCACCACGTCTTTCCAATTCATTGCCACAGCCGTCCCAACTGGATCGATCACTGCTACAGCCGGTGCTACTTCCACCTTGTATGCTCAACCTGGTGGTCCTTATGTTACCGTTTCTAATTGCACTCAATCTGCATATAACGGTACATTTTTGGTTCAGACAATCCCGTCAGATACTTCTTTCACTTATACAGCTGCTGCTACACCAAGTTCTTCCCCAGCTACGGGGTTCCCAATCACGGTATCTCCGCAAAGCTGGTATGGATCTAAAAGCAGAATTGGTCTTTTTGAAGAGCAGAATGGTTTCTTCTTTGAATTTGATGGTCAAACCTTATATGTTGTAAAACGTAGTTCAGTTGCCCAACTTTCTGGTACCATTGCAGTCAATAATGGCAGTGTTTCCGTAACAGGCACCGGAACAACATTTAGTAGCCAGCTTAGCCCTGGGGATTATATTGTTATTCGTGGAATCACCTGCTTAGTTCAATCTATTGTTAGCAATACATCTATTATTATTTACCCCGAATATCGTGGTACAAATGTCAGCAATTGCGTAGCAAGTAAGCGTATTGAGGAAAAGTATCCACAATCCATCTGGAACATGGATCGTTGCGATGGTTCAGGCGCCAGTGGTTTTGTCCTTGACCTAACCAAAATGCAAATGCTGTATATTGATTTTGCGTGGTATGGCGCAGGTGCAATCCGCTTCGGTTTTAAAAATCAAAACGGCGAGATTATTTACTGCCACCGTATTCCCAATAGTAACCGTAATACGGAAGCCTACATGCGTTCCGGCAACATTCCCGCACGTTATGAAGCTAACTTTTTAACTACGTTGACCACCTTGGCAAGTACCTTATCAAGCAGCGCGGTTGATGTTATTACTGTTGCAAGCACCGCGGGATTTCCTCGATCTGGCTTTATTAGCGTAACGGCTTCAGGCAATACTGGTGCGGTAATTGAATATATTCAATACAACAGTAAAACTGAAACAACGTTCACGGGTTTAACTCGCGGTGTTACTAATTTGGTTGGGCCAGGGGGATTGACTGCTGGTGGTGGGGGGACGGCGCAGACTTTTACTTACAGTGCAACTGCCCCTATCTCAATTGCATTATTCTCTGCACAGTTCTCTAGTACGCTATCCCACTGGGGTTCTGCAGTCATCATGGATGGCCGTTATGACGATGATAAGGGCTTCGTTTTCCAAGCAGGCATGAATTCTGCCTTGTCAAATCTTGGCAATGGTTTAAGCGCGTTGGTGCTGGCTATCCGACTTGCCCCTAGTGTTGACTCAGGCTTGACGGGGATCCTTGGTGCACGCGACCTGATCAATAGGATGCAGCTTACTTTGCGTCAGATGGATGTCTTGAGTACTGGTTCTGGGGCTTCATTCCGAATTGAATTGATTTTAAATGGAGCTATCACCGGTGCTACACCAAGCTTTGTTGCTGTTGGTGGTTCTAGTCTCTCCCAAACTTATTTCAATACCAATGCAGGGGTTAGCGTATCCGGTGGCGAAAGTATTTTCTCCTTCTTTACTTATTCACCAGGAGTTACACAACAAGACCTCACATTGGTTCGGGATTTAGGCAACAGTATTCTTGGTGGGGGTACTTCATTAAGCATCCCAACAAGTTCTTTAAATCTTTACCCTGACGGACCGGATGTTGTTTACGTCAAGGTAACAAATGTGGGGTCTGTTGCCACCAATAGCATTAGCTGTCGCCTTTCTTGGACAGAAGCACAAGCCTAATCAAATAAGGGGCCAACTTCTCCACCATTTGGTAATTATGTACTTGTCTCCTTTTATTGGAGGCAAGGCTTCATGCAGGGTCTTAGGGTTAACCCTGCCGTTGCGATATAAGTTGCACCAAAATACAACGGTCCCCTCTTTCGGTTTAAATTTACAATTTAAATGCTTAAAATAAGTTTCGCCACCCTCTTCTACATCGTTTAAATAAATCATTGTTGTCCAGGTTCGTTGGCCCATCCATTCCGTGTAAGTTTTCAATTCGGCTGTACCGGGGTGAAAATAATCATTGTGTTCCTTGTAATATTCTCCTGGTTTATATTTTTGTCCTTGAATTGCTTCCCCCAAGAACAAATCCAAATCAAGCAAATTGCGCAATTTGTTATTTACATCGTTGATGACGGGGTGTTTGAGCTGTAAAAGGCTGGCGGTGCTGCTTGTCCGATAATTGCCAATCAACCCACTGTCGTCGGGGTCCGCTACAGTTGATCTCCTCTTTTCTTGTTCAATAAGCTCTATTAGATCTTTGCACTCTTTTGGGGTCAAAAAGTTATCGAGGGAGTAGAGTTTGGTCCTGGAGCCCAGCGGAGAGTGATTGACAGAACCATTAGGAATAGGGCGATTATATAAGTATTCATAATCAATTACATCGGGTTCTTCCTTGAATGCCATCGACTTTATCAGCATTGGAATCTCGGCTTTTTCTGCATTGTGTTCTTCCAAGAAGCGTATGACTTGCTTTTTGCTCACCCCAGAGCAGGCGCTGGCAATGGCGTGACCAAGAAGAAATTCAATATCCATTTTGTAAGTTGTTGTTGGTTAAAATGTTACAGGATTAAGTAAGTAATGGCAAGTCATGCCCCCTCTTTTGTTGGTAGCCTTTGTCTTTGCCGGCTCCTATCTGGTAAGCTTCCTCACCTTTAATTATCGTTCTAATCGGCATGAATCATCAAGATGGGAAAGCTTTTTTAAACCAGTACGTCACTGAACGCTTACCGGCTTTTGCCCCCAGGATGTTTGAAGATGGCCCGGATGTACCTTCCTTTGCATCTGACATAAGAGGAACCACTACTTCCGTCATCGATGCTAACGGAGCAATTGGGCGGCACCCTTATGTCGGCAGCAGTGGTACGGCGGCGCAACCGCAGCGCTACACCGTTTAAATAATTGCTGCTAGAATTAATCCAGTATTGGACGGCCAATGAACTCGGAAGTTTCGGGACTGCCCATGGATGCGGAATTTCAAATTCACGCCGCAGCCCTGTATGCCAGAGATCTTGACCGTGACGAGCTTGAAACAGCTTTCATTGATCTCTTCCATCAGAAGATGATCGATCGCCAGATGTTCTTGAGTATTCTCAAGGATCACGGCATTGACGCTGATATCAACCTCAAATTCCTAACCGAAAGCCAAATTTCTTGATCCCATGGCCACCACCAACTACGCCATCAAAGGCACCCTCGATACCGGCTCCGTAAAGGCTCTTGATAGCGGTACCCTTGTCACTTACTTGGGGCACAATCCCCCTGGTGGTCATCGAGGTTTGAATACCCGTTTTTATAAGTTGACTTCTAGCGCTACTAACGGCACCCTTAGCTTTACGATTGACCGTTCGATTGGCGTAGAAACCATCAAGCTGTTCCGCCAAGATGGTACTGCTCTGAGCATTCCTTCTGGCTACTCATCTTTTGGTAACATCATCAAAAACGGCAAAGGCAAAGGTATTGTGGGTGCCACCACTTCTGGCGCGGGTCAGGTGTATATTGTGATGTTGACATTAACGGGGTATAGCATTGAGTACAGCGGAAGCGCCAGAGTCGCTTAACGAAGAGACGGTTTCTTCTTTTTTAAATCAATATGGAATTAAGTTAATAGTTTTTTATACCGGCATGCGCACTCATGTCGGTATGGAAATGTATCGGCCGTATAAAGATAGTTTTGATAAAGAATGGCGTATTGGTTTTGCCAGTTCTAAGATGTTTGGCCGACGTGTGGGGCCAGGGTTGCGTGTCACCAAAGAAGATTGTGTCAAGCAACTTGTTGAGGACTTGAAACCATTTGCTGCACTGGTAGAACACTATGTACAAATGCCTTTAAATGATAAACGAAAAGGAGCAATTTTAAGTTATGCGCATAGTGTTGGTATCCCCGCATTCAAAGAGTGCCGCTTACTGGAGTTAATCAATAAACGCGCTGCAAAGAATGACATCATTCGGGAATGGTCGCCTTATATCAATCCGATTTACCGTAATAAATCGCCATTCTTGCTGCAACGCCGCCGGGCGGAACTCAATATGTTCCTGGCGCACGATAAAGAAATTCCCACATTGTACAAACACAAATGCAAGTTAAAACAATGCTTGCTTAACGTAGCAGAATGCTACAACCAGACCCCTAATCAGATCAAGGCAATTGAGTATCTAGAGCGGAAGTTGGTGGAATGGGATCAGAATGGGGAAATTCTTCGTCGGTTTTGGCGGATTTGGAATACTGTTCCAGGAGGTATGGGCTCACCACGGAATTTCTTAAAGTCAACTGATCCAAAAAATCCATCAACTGAAGCTCAGGGGTAAGGTGATAAAGCAACTCGTCATAGTCCATTTGTATTACCTTTCCGACGTTTAAAGGCAATTTTCAGGAGAATCAGATAGCCAATCAAATCCATGACAACATCCTCATCAGTGTCAAGCAAGCCCGCACCTTTCTGAATCCTATTCAATTTGTCGTCAATTCGCACCAAAATTTGCTCTTCTGCGGATGCCTGGCTAAAAATCCGTGCAGGGTTCAATGCAGAATCACCGTATTTTTCGTTTTTCCCAAGTAACAGTTCTTTGACTTCGTCGCAAATACTAGCGATTTGAAGTTGGCTTTGAGCGGACATCTGTGTTCAGGGCTGTCAGAATATATTACATGAAACCACAAGGAAGTCAAGGATACGGTGTCGACAACCGTTATCGTGGCATGAAGCCAGCGCAAGACAATAGATCCGGGCAGCACTTTTTAAATCAATACATGCAACAAAAACGGCTTGCCGATAAAGATCCTATTGGTGACCAACGACAGCAACAGGGCCGCGTGGTTATGCCTGCTATGGGCGGCACTGTTGCGGTGGGTAAAATGCCCAGTAACATGTCAAATACAGATATGCAAGTGAGTTACCGTAACCCTTTTCGTGTACAGCCGTCTTAGCAAATCACGGCACCCAACTCAGAGAATACTTCTTTGAAGCGAGTGGCTTGATCAAAGCCATACTCTAGCCGTGGCAAATAAACAAAATACCCCCAAGTTAATGGAGTCCTGGAGAATTCAAAAGTCCTTCCATGGATGAGGTAAGGGCGATCCTTCGGTATGCATACGGGGTAATTCCAAATTTGTTGGCAAGTGCGAAGTGTCTCATGGTTTGTTGCGTACATAATTGCTTCCGGTATATTACGCAATTTCCATTCACGTTCCAGGCGCAAAAACCAAGCTTTTGCTGGCGCAGACGAATTACTCCCACTATGCAGACCCCACCTATAAGTACCCCGTATTTTGTTCCATGAACAGCGACCATAAGTTGGCGGGAACATATAAGTGACCCCACACCAGGGCTCTTCAATATTCAAACCGTCTTCTTTTGGTGTATAAATTTGTTTGGCCTTAAGAAATTCGTTGTTAACTCGTTCAGTGGTACATGGATCCAAGTCAATATCACCGAGCACCGCATCAATATACGGTAAATATTCAACGGGAGTCAGCCAATCGGTGTCAAGGGAATAGACATGAGAGGCTGCTTTATACCGTGCATGCTTTATGCTTGGTGGTAATTTTAAAACCATTTGTCAAAGAAATAGCGGGGACTTTTCTTGATCAATTTTGTAATTAATCAAGCGCATTTGTTTTGAGTCTTGGATAATGAATAGGGCGCTTTTGCCTGGTACAAGGGCTTCCGCCTCAACAATAGCTTTCCGCATAACTTCTGCCGGACCATCTTGGTCTTCTGATTTAAAGTCATGTTGCGCTTGCAACAGCGCGGGAAGCGTCAAGTAAAAAGCCTGGTTCTCTTGCTCTGCCTCCGGCATGTAGATCAAAGCGCCAGGGCCCTCATTCGAGTACATCTTGAGATAATGCTCGGCCATGTCAACGCAAATCCTCTCCAGGACCAATTCAGCCATCTTTTGCTCTGTTTCCGATGGCGCGGTAAACAATAGCTTTGAAACTTTTTGATTTCTGTCTTTATCCAAGGGTTTTGCTCTCAACTGGCGACATCATAGCAAGGGCGCGTTGCTGTTCCAACTCCCCCCGAGTAAATTTGACAAAATGCCCAAGCCCGGAACGCTTCAACGTTTCACGGATTCTTGGCAACGGTTGATAGATAACAACCATTTTTTGCATGTTTCCAATTTTTTTAATTAGCTTCCCGTTTTCATCGCGTAACTTCATGATTTCATTTTGCCGCAGTAAATATTCAGCCACACATCGGTAACGTCGTTTTGTTGCTAGGTCAATATCAGGAAACCGTTCACAGATCGTGGCTGGTTTCATGTCACTGAACGTAATTCGGATTTGATCCGCCAAGGAAAGACCTAGAACAAGGTCGTTGCTGCTGGTTTCGTACGTTTTTACCAACTCCAGGTAACGACGTAAATCAAGATCCTCAAAACTGCCTGACGGCGGGATGAACATTTCAACTTGTTGCGCCAGGGACGGTACGAGTTTCTCCTCATAGTTTTCTACTGTAACCTCGTCAATACCCAGTTTATTGAATCGATAACTGAGGTATTGGTGCCGCCGTGGATCAGGTTCGTCCAAGAGATCAAGACCATCGGGGGAACCCTCTTCATCTGACAGTAGCTCAATCACGGAAAAATTGCTTTGTGACAGTAGCTTAACAATTTTTCTGTGTTTTGGGAAGGGTTTTGGCCGCCCATTGTTGTTCATGCTCTATGGCAAGGACCCAAATTTGGTAATCCCGCAATGGTTCCATGTCTTTAAAATTCTCCGGCTTTGGTCTATTGCCGTAATTGCAGGCCTCCCATAGGGCCTTGGCCATGTTTTTTTGTTGGCTGGTCATAAGGTATTCCAACGCCTTGGTGGACAATGATTCCAAAAGTGCGCTAAACTCCTGCTTAAACGGACTACTGCTATGAAAAAGTCTTTGACTTGGGCCGAGCTTCTCTTGTTGCTGGTTTTGCTCCCCCCTGGTGTGATCGGTATTCAACATTTGTACGGGTTTGTTTCGGATAGAATCAGCATAGAAGTGCATGTCAAGAGGTAAGCGTCATGGGCGGTAGTGCTCCAAGCCCCCCAACAGTTGTGATGAGCCCGCCGCCACCACCTCCTACGGTTTATCAAAATAAGAATCCTAAGGAAGCTTATGTGGCTTTAGCTGATTACGGTAAGCGTTTGTACGATCAAACGCAAGCCGCTATTGCAGAATCAAATACCATAGGCGGAACCCCCGAACAAATTGGCCAGCGTCAACTGGATACTGAAGCCAGGTCTGCCGCAGCTTACGCTAGTAGCTTACCCCAAGCAGCTTCTCCTTCGCTGAAGCAAGTCTCAGCGGATTTACTACAAAAAGCAAAAGACCGTGCAGCAGCAGGGCCGCCCGCCAGCGCTGGAACCCCCGCCTATATCCCCCCCTCTTGGGTTTATGGCCAAACTTCGCAAGAAATCAAAGATTCGCAAAAAACAGCGTAAATTTTAATTTTGGTCTTCATCAGTAAGATCAAAGGCGCAGTTATAAGTTTCCTTTAATACGTCATACGATTCAATAGGTAATAGAACTACAGACAGACCCTCGTCTGTAGTGATTTGATAGTGAACTTTATCGTCAACTACGCGAGCAATAATCTCGTCAAAATATTCTTCAAATTGGGGCAGGGAAATGTGTTCCACGGTAGGTGAACGGCTGATGACAGCCTAGCAGGTAAGTTTTTATCTCACGGTACCAAAATCAAGAGATGCTGTGACTGGCCCAGTAACTGCATCAAAATCCAAGCGATCAATAATTCCTTCCGTAACATATCGCCAATCAGTAATTGATGTTTGCATTGTGATGCTGTACGTTGTTTCCAAATAGCGAATATCGTTTGTAATTAAAAATACATATTCCCCTGGTTCTAATTGCGTGGAGTTGTAATCACTTGATGCGGTGTCATCACTTTCGTCGTAATTAATGCTGGCCTGACTGCATACAAAGCCATTGTCATTGATGGGGAGTTCTCGCCTATGCCTACCATCCTCAACTTTGTATATTGCAATAAGAGTATTGCGATTGGTGTTGGATGTGTACGCAAATTCGCTATAGTCCTGCACAAATTGTACGGACCTAAATCGATTCAAAGTAAAGGTATAAAAAGTAGTTTGAATTCGGCTATTGCCACCATGCGTATTTTTTATGGTAAGACTACGGTAAACGTTATCAAAACTACCAATATCAATTGCGGAGTTTAAGTTATCGCCAGGACTTGGCGGCAGTGGCGTTGAACCAAAGACGCCGGTAGAGCCGAACGCAGTGGGCCCCGTGCCGCCGGTAGGATAAGCTTCTACCTTTCCAAGATTATAGAAACCAAAGTTTTCAGGAAGGGTCGTTAAGAAGCGGCTCATTTTCCATATTTAAGCCGGTGTAGACACAACTTGTTCTACCGCTGGCCACATACATTTCCTCCATAATTTTAGCACGTTCGGGATAGCAGCCTTCACCCTCCATTGTTTCAATCAATTCATAACTAAGACGTTTCTCAATACAACGCCGTTCGTTATCCGCTTCTTCCCTGGTGTCATACGGCTCTGAATAATGTACTTCTGCTCCAACGGACACCCACGCGAAATAACGAGGATTTGGTACGTGATATGCGGTGGCCAGGGTTTCAGAGCGCTTTGCTGTGGGCTTAAAAGATGTTGCCATAACTGAGATCTATTGTAGTGATTTTGGCGTTGGTCGGTTCAGGCTTGATCCCAAATACCCGCAAATGTGCCGGGTTACAGCATAGCGCAGGACAGCCTTCTTGATGCGCGATCCGTAGTTTACCCGTGTAGCCCCGCGTAACCCAGAACGCAACCCTAGCCGCTGATTGGCTTTTTGTGCTATGAAATGGGGACGGAAAATACGCAATAGTTTCTGTTTCATTTCTTCGCGTGGCGCCCTCCCAAATCCAGCAATCATCTGGCCCCTTGATGTCAACTTTTTCCCAAAAAGCTTTAATAATCCAGTAATATTTCAACTTGAAATTCTTGACGTTAAGTTCACATCTGCCTGCCTTAATTTCTTCGACACAATCTAGGCATTCGTGCATCCGGCCAAAGTTTCCAATGTGCCCTACGCTGCCCCCTTTATGCCAAGGACAAGTTGTCTTCACGGAGTCCAACTGTAATTGCTGGTGCTTACCTAATTCCTCCCTAAATTTTCTGCGAATTTCCGTTAAGTTTTGTTTCAAAGCATTGTCGTTTTCAATTTCCACCGTAGGTCTCCCCCGAGCAAATCCTGAGGACTACATGGTAGCGCATGTTGTAGTGCCGGGCAAGGGCAGCAGCCGTCCATTTCCGTGGGTCTTTAGCCTTCAACTGTCGGATCTCCGCTATCAACTCAGGGTTTAGGTTACCACCTTTCCTTTTGTTGTCTTCAAGCTTCACGTCACTCCTGGTGCCGAAGTAGTAGTGCTCAGGGTTGATGCACCACTGGGACTTACAGGCGGCCTTACGGACGGCCACAGGGGTCTCTGCGGTGGCGTACTGGTTGATCAGCGCAAGGACAAGGAAGCGGGCATTCTTGCCCTTGTAGTAGGGCACCAAGCGCTTACCACCCCCCGCAAAACCTCTGAGGACCGGGTGCTTATGAGATTTGACGCACCAACACTGACCAGGGGCTGCCACTACCTGGAAGTGCGCCATGGCCTCGGCAACGTAGAGAGCATCCTTCCTGGAGAGGCCGGAGAGAAGAAAAACAGCCCAAAAATCGGTTGCGTAGGTATCACCAACTAAACGCATCGCTAGGGGAGGCTAGGGGATATGGGCAGCGTAGGTCAAAAAGCAAGCCGTGTCAATGGGTTTGAAGTTACTGATATTAAATTTCTGGATACCCTTCCTTTTATTTCTTATAGAAGCAGCTAGGGGTGGCACATTGTGAGTAACATTTGTGTGTCACTTTTTCCGGCCCCCAATTGACACACAAATATGACACACAGTGTGCCACCCCTAACCGCTACATGGGAAAACAAAACGACCCCAATCCATCAATACACTATAGGTCACAAAAAAATCCAGTCCCTGACAGCGTTTTGCGGCACTAGCCAGTACAAGACCCCTGCACCCCTAACGATTTTGGCCGTTTTTCAGGGGAGTTAGGGGAGTTATTTGTGTGTCAATTGCCCCTTTCAGCCCTCTTCTCCCCCGTTTTCGCCCTTGGTTTTGGCGGTTTTGGCTGTTCCGGGTTTCAGTGCCATCTGGTCAAACGTCTCCGCGTACCCGGTTGCACAGTGGTGTACGTCCGTCAGCCGGCAGATCGCCTGGCTTGGTGTGCAGATCCGATAGGTCAAATGCCCACCACCATCTACATATTGTTCTATTGTTGTCCCATTCTTCAAAGTAGAGATCAGTTCCACAGCGGTTGTAATCATTGCCGGTGATACAATTATAGGAAAAGGTAGAGTTAAAATCGTGCCACTTCCTGGTTTGCAAATAGCAAGATCCCCATTTGGTCCGCTTAGCCAATACACCCTTCAAACTGGAACAGGTGCTCCGGGAATGGCTCCTGCAGGTGCTTTAGTTCGTTATAATCCCGGTGCTTTAGTTCGTTATAATCCCGGTGCTTTAGTTCGTTATACTGGGGGAACTTTGAGTGCAGGAGCACCCTCATCCGCAATTATTCCAGGGGCTGCTGGAATGGCTAAAAATCCTTTATTAGCCTTGCTTGGCCAAGCAGCGGGGCCTGCATCGCTGGCTTACGAAACACCCGGTTCAAGTCCTGGTGGGGGTATGACGCAAAATGAATTTAAACAATATGCCGCAGAAAATCGATTTCGTACACCGGCTTTAATTGCTCCGACAGATACAGGGCGCGGTTTAGCCAATCTCCCATCTAATTACAAAGCACAAGAGGCAGCAGCAACCGCGCAGGCTAATCAATTCCAGAAATCTTATGGGGCAGGTTGGCAACAATTACTGGGTTTACCAGCAAACTACCAACCCGGAGCCGCAGCAGCGCCCTCTCGTGGCCAAGCCCCCGCTGCAGGTGCCGGCCCCAATGGACCCAACCCCAACGCCCTAATCCAAGGTCAAGACGGCATCGGTGAAGAGTACCGTCAACGCATGAACGCCTACAACAACCAAGCAATCCTTGCCCGTCAAGCCCTTCAAGGCTACGATCCGTCCAAAGGCCCCCTCCCCGGTGCCGCACAGGAAGCCCAAGACCAAGGCATGGAGATCTGGAGGGGCCTCTACGGCGGCACAAAAATGGGGCAACCTGGCGGTGCTGTTGGTACGTTCAACCCCCTGATGCAGGCCCGTGGTGACGTACCGTCAATGGAGGAGCTATGGAAGGGTATCGGTGGCGGAGCACCCACCACTGGCCCTAGCAACGATGCGATCAAGGCTGCAATGGCAAAAGGTGCAGCACCCGGCGGTTTCTATCCTGCTTCAGCTGGTCCCGTACCAACTGCAACATCTGGTTTTGATACAAGCTTTGATCCTGCAGCAGAAGCACAAGCTCAACAGTTTCGTACCGCATCACAAGCCGGGGTGGGAACAGAAGCATCTACTGCATTGCAGCGGGCCGGGGATTTTGTACAAAATTACAAACTAGGTGCCTTAAACCCCAATAATTACAGCCTACCTTCTGCAGATTATCTTAAGAATTTCGACTGGAACGCTGACTACAGCTCAGTCTTCAAATAATTTAATCATTTCTTAACCTGCGCACGTAACATGACCTCCTACTACGCTGAACAATTTGCCGGAGACAATTACTTTGGGCAATCCGGGACCAGTATCCCCTCCTTTGGTGTTCAAGGCGGCTACACAGGTGGTTCTAGTACAGATGTACCACCGTACTTTGGCGGTTATGTTGCCAACGCACCAGCACCTGGCACAGGATCAAGCCCATACCAACTATTTGACCAAGATCTGATTGAAAAAATGTCAAAACCCGGACAATTACCAACCCCCGGCGCCAAAGAATTTCTTCGTGGTGTCCTCGATAGGTTAAAGTCTAACTCAGGGCCACAAGCCGCCAATTTTATGGGTGCCTCCGGTAGTGCAATCCCAGGTGCCGCACAACCCACCCGCCAACCTATTCTTCCTGGTGAGCAACAAAACTTAATTCAAAGTGTTTATGGTCAGCCAGCCACTCAACAACGCTATATTCAACCAGGGATTTTGCAACTGCCCCCCGCCTAACCATGCCGACCCATCTCATCCGCAGTTGGATCGCAGAACTTGCCAAGAAATTGCGTAATTCTGACGCTTACTCCGATTGGGATTTTGGCATGGAACCCATTCCTGGCGATAAAACATGGTCAAAATGCGACCAACAATGTAAAGCTTGCGATTGTAGAATAAAGAAATCAGAAGATAACGAGTAGCAGCAGTGTCGCAAACAAAGGCCCAACTTCTTGATGGTAGTGTAGTTTCCGTTTCATTCGGTGCGGGTAGTGCAGCAGCACCTAGCATTAACTACTCTGCAGATAGCACAACCGGTATCTATTTTCCGGGTTCGGGGCAAATAGCCATCTCAACTAATGGCACGGGGCGGTTGTTTGTTGACTCCAGTGGTCGGGTAGGCATAGGAGTTTCAGGGCCTAGCTACTTGTTGGATCTTGACGGCACAACTTCCGCTTCAGTTCTACAGCTTAATTCCAATAACGCTACTTATGGCGTCAGTGCCAACTTCAAGTACAACGGTTCCGTTATTGGCGGAATGGGATCAGCCAAAGGAATTGACAGTACGCTCGCTCTTACTGATCTAGGTATCAATGGCGTAGCAAACATCGACTTGTGTACTAACTACACCAAACGCGCCCGCATCGACAGCTCCGGCAGGCTCTTAGTTGGCACGATTAGTAACTCTGGCGCCAACCTCCTGCAAGTGAATAGTGATGCTTTAGTAAATGGACTAACCGTAGGACGTGGCGCTAGTGCAATCAGCTCCAATACAGCAGTAGGCAACGGGGCATTAAATTCCAACACCACTGGTTACAACAACACTGCTAATGGATACCAAGCCCTCTTCTCCAACACCACTGGCATCCAGAACACTGCTAATGGACTCGGTGCCCTCCCCAACAACACCACTGGCAGCTACAACACTGCTAATGGATACCAAGCCCTCAACGCCAACTCCACTGGCAGCTACAACACTGCTAATGGACAACAAGCCCTCTACTCCAACACCACTGGCAGCAGCAACACTGGTATTGGATACCAAGCCCTCTTATTCAACACCACTGGCAGCTACAACACTGCTAATGGATACCAAGCCCTCTACTCCAACACCACTGGCAGCTACAACACTGGTATTGGACTCCAAGCCCTCTACTCCAACACCACTGGTGCCAACAACACTGCTAATGGATACTATGCCCTCTACTCCAACACCACTGGCAACTACAACACTGCTAATGGACAACAAGCCCTCAACTCCAACACCACTGGCAGCTACAACACTGGTATTGGACTCCAAGCCCTCTACTCCAACACCACTGGTGCCAACAACACTGCTAATGGAGTCGCTGCCCTCTTCTCCAACACCA